TAGGAAACATCCGGTACATGTAGGGACCGTGGACCCTGATGTACCATATACACAAAATTTGATTTCTGGGATGCAGGAAGATCTTATAGCTTTGGGTTATGATCCAAATGCTTATGCTCAACCAAAGATAACGCCCAAAAGTGAAGAGGTTTCATTAGTGAAACACTTGGAACTTTTTGGTGAACGTCTCCGAGAAATTGAAGAACCACCGATTGATAGCGAATTAAAGAGGGTTCGGCACTTATGTGCTGACCTCTTTAAGCATAATCGTTATGAGCCGGATGTTGACTATAATCAACCTGAATGTTGGCATAGAATAATTGACAGCTCTCTAGTTAAGACTAGTAAAGCTGCTGGTTTTCCATACAATGAACAGGGGATGAATACTAATGGTGATGTTTTGAAGACTGTTAAGGCAGAGGGCTTAGTCGATATCATTTCACAACAGTGGAATGAACCATTTGAGCTCAAAGTCTTTCCGAAGACCGAACCACATAAACTAAAGAAGATAGAGCAGGAAATGCAGCGTATTATTACCTGCATGCCTCTGCATAAAATGATTAAGCATCAAGCTATCTTCAAGGAACTAAATGCTGTAGCTGTTAAGAATTGGCGTAAGTCGCCAATAGCTTATGGTTTCAGTCCGTTAGTTCCAGGTGATGTTGAGAATGTTTGGAAACGTTTCAATGGTAAAATTCTTGAAGCCGATAAGTCGGTATGGGATTTTAACATGTTTGGATACTTTTTCGAACTTCTCAAAATGGTTATCTGCGACTTAGTAGTTAAGCCCGCTGAGTGGAGCGATTCTGATCTGGAGCAATACCTGGCTGATGTCAGGAATGCTATTGACGAGGTTTCGACAGACTCGGTTTACCGCTGTAGTAGTGGCCGACGCTTTCAAATGAAAGTTGCCGGCATTATGAAAAGTGGTTGGGTGGGAACCATCTTAGCCAATAGTATGAGTCAAATTTTTGTGCATTTATTAGCTTTAGTTAGAATGGGATATTCTGATGAGCAGATTCTCTCACCAGCCTTCAATATGATGGCTGGTGGAGATGACACACTTCAAACTATTCCAGACGATTTTGATGTGGATCGTTACTTACGTGAGCACGCCATCCTGGGTATAAAAATTACTGAACACCAAGTGCATAATTGCATGGAAGGTGCTGAGTATTTTTCCACGAAACTGAATTTGGTGAAAGGTGTTATCACTTTTCGCCCTTGTAGGTTTACGAAACATATTTATAGTTTGCTTAATACCAATTTAACTTATTTAGGGCAGGCTCTTGTCTCCCATATGAACAACTATTGTTGGGATTATGATAAGTTTGCGGTTTTTAAGAAAATTTATGAAAAATTTAGGGCTGATCATCCAGAATTGGTTGATCATTCCTTGTTTCGTGAAGGCCAGTATTGGCGATATAAGTCAAAGGGATACGAGGGTATCTTTTGACAATTTTGTAATCTTTTATTTCACACATTGGGTAGGTTTAGGTCGGGTAAAAGATTTTTAAATTCGTTTAAAACCGATTTTTCTACTAATTACTGTGGTCCTTATTGGTCTGACGGTAAATTTCAATCTAGTACTTCAAGAGGTTCTAGAATTCCAGTTAACAAGTTAGATTTAACTTGTCAAATACACGACGCCAGTTACGCTCTTGCTAACGGCGATTCACAACTGCTTAATCAAGCAGACGACTTATTCTTCGAAAGTAATTTCGGAGATTCCCTTAAAAGTTCTAGTTACGCGATCATCGTCAAGTACGGTAATCGCTTGATCAGGACGAATTTACTCTTACCGTTTACTTCTGCCCTTGTTGGTGGAATTATTAACGCTAGCAACTTACCTAAAAGTTCGCAGAGATTCCGAGGAACACCTGAAGAACTTGAAGCAGAAGCTAGAAAGGAAACTAAAGAAGTTCAGAAAGCATCAAATAGTGCTTTCCAATACGTACTTAATTTCCCAAAGAGCCTTCCGAAGACATCAGAACCTTCGCTTGAGAAGAGCAATTCTAATCAAGCAGCCCAAGTTTTAGAACCGCAGGTTACCTACGCGCCTAAAACAGGAAATTCTATATCTTCAGAAAATACCGGTTCGGTTGGATCTTTTAATCCTTACTTAACTGGTCGACGTAGAAACAAAAAGCGAAGACGCTTACGTTCCTACTTATTAGTTTAGTTTTACATATTTTAATATGGCTAGAAAATCTAAGCGTAATGCTGGTAAGGCTAAGAAACCTAATCAGCAAAAGAAATTGCGACAAAAACCCAAACAGCGTCGTCGCCGTGCGGGTGGAGGTGCTGGGCTTTCGAATCCCGCTAATCCTACTTTTGGTGCTCTTTCTACCATCAATACTGCTCCTGTTGCAATTGGTAATTCAATGCGTGGTGTACGACCACAAATTGTAACCATGACAAATGGAGTAGCTGTTGTTGGTCGAGATTATTGTTATACTCCTATTTCTACAAGTACTCAATCAAATTGGATTTTGGTTGGAGGTATTCCTCTTAACCCTACTGTATTCCCTAGTTCAATACTAAGAAATACAGCAATTATGTATGAGAAATTTAGATTTAGGAAAGCTATCTTTCATTATATCACCTCCAGTTCTACTAGTACGACAGGTGACATTATGTTTTATACTAGGCGTAATGAAGGTTCGGGATTACCCGCTCCTACTACTACGTCTTTCTTACCATTTGTGTTATCAGACTCGATGACGGTTATTGGTCCTCAGTGGACTAATCATACTATCGAGTTGGATGTCAGTGCTTGTCCTTGGTTGAGTACTGATTATGGGGCTACCCCAGAACCACAAGTGTATAATCAATATGATGTCTTTCTTTATAGTAAAACCTCTAGTACCGATAGTCCTGGTTATGTTCTAATAGATTATATATGTGAGTTTAAGGAATTAGCAATTAATCCAAGAGCTGGTGCTATTAGTACCATTGCAGGTAGCCGTGCTGTCTGGCAATATTTTGGTTTTAATGTGAATAATAATGCAACCGCTGGGACGACAGTTCTTACTTCTTCTGGTGATAACAATGTTGTTCACGGCTTCTCTCCAGTTGGATTAGGAGCTTCTAATGGTGACGTTTTTGAATGCATCATGGATGCTACTAATTCGACCTTTTCAGCTACAACCGCTACCAATGCTTTTGATGAGGTTACCATTATTGGTACTTATCAAAACTCTTCTTATGTAGATGGTAAAATATTTTACGCAGTTTGGAGTGGTTCTGCTTATAACTTCTATTGGACAGTTGAACAAGCTTTTAC